ATTTCAAGTTCGCGGGCCTTCGGCACAACATCGAGTCGATCAAGTCGAAAGCGAAAATCCTCATCCTGTGGGTGGACGAGGCCGAGCCCGTCACCGAAGAGGCATGGCAGACGGCGATCCCTTCGGTTCGCGAGGATCAATCTGAAATCTGGGTGACATGGAACCCGCGCCGCAGGACGAGCGCGACCAACAAGCGCTTCCGGCTCGACCCGCCGGACGACAGCCGCATCGTCGAATTGAACTGGCGCGATAATCCGTGGTTTCCGAAGATATTGGAGAAGCAGCGGGCCGAAGACTTCGTCAAGCGTCCCGACAGCTATCCCCACGTCTGGGAAGGGGATTACGCCACCATCATCGAAGGGGCGTATTACGCGAAGGCGCTGCTTGCAGCGAAGACCGAAGGCCGGATTTGCCGGGTCGCGAAAGACCCACTGCTCACGATCCGCTCCTATCACGATATTGGCGGATCGGGGGCGCAAGCCGACGCCTACACAATCTGGGTGTGCCAATTCGTCGGGCAGGAAATCCGCATCCTCGATTATTACGAGAGCGTTGGTCAAACGCTCGACTATCACGTCGGATGGATGCGCGAGCGCGGCTGGGAAGGGGCGAAGGTCTTTCTTCCTCACGACGGCACTAACGAAAACAACGTGACCGGCAAGAAGTATCGCGACCATTGGGAAGACGCAGGGTTCGACGTCACTGTCATCGAAAATCAGGGGAAGGGCGCGGCGGCGCAGCGGATAGAGGCCGCAAGACGCCTCTTTCCGCAGATGTGGTTCAACGCCGAGACGACCGAAGCGGGCCGAGAAGCGCTCGCCTGGTATCACGAGAAAAAAGACGAAAAGCGGGAAGTCGGGCTCGGGCCTGAGCACGACTGGTCGAGCCATGCGGCGGATTCGTTCGGCCTCATGGCCGTCTGTCACGAGCCGCCCGGCAATTCGATTGCAGCGTCCGCACTGGTCAAGAAGCTGAACGCAGGCGCGTCGCGCGCTTCAAGTTACATGGGAATGTGAATTGGCGGATGTGAAGAAGAGCGCGGATCGCGTCCGTGAATATCTCGAAGAATTCAGGCTCGATTGGGAAGCCGACGAAATCAACCGCGACCGCGCGCGCGATGACGTGGAATTCGCAGCCGGCGAACAATGGGATCAGGCCGACAAAACGGCGCGCGAGAGCGAGGGCCGCCCCTGCCTGACGATCAACCGCCTTCCGCAGTTCATCCGGCAAGTCGTCGGCGATCTGCGCAATGTGAAGCCGTCGATTTCAGTGAGGCCGAACGGAAACGGCTCTGACGAGGACGTCGCCGAAGTCATCAACGGCATTTTGCGCAACATCGAAGACAGATCGAAGGACGAGCAGCCCTACACCATCGCGGTCGAAAGCGCGGTCAGGTGCGGCATCGGGCATTTCAGGATCGTCACGGAGAATCTGCCGAACAACCCGTTCGCGCAGGACATCTTTATCAAGGCGATTCACAACCCGCTCGCCGTCGTCTGGGATTACGGCTCGCGCTCGATCACGCGGGCCGACGCGAAGCACTGTTTCGTGCGCGAAGGTATCACGAAGGCGCAATATCAAAGCCAATATCCCGGCGCAAAGATGCTCGACTTCGGCGACGACGACTACGACGAGCTGACATGGCAATGGATATTGCCCGATATGGTGCTGATCGCGGAACGGTTTTCGGTTGAAGAGGGCAAAGCGCCGTTCCTGCTTCTTGAAGGCGGAGGCGTCCTGCGGCGCGACAGGCTGCCGTTCGGCGCCCAACTGAATGAAGTTGACAGCGTTCTGCAGTTCATCGACGGGCGCCAGGTCTTCGTTGAAGAGACGCGCGAAGCGCCGATCCGCAAGGTCAAATGGTGCAAGTTTTCGGGCGGCGACATTCTCGACGAGGGCGAGTGGCCGACCGAAGACATCCCGATCATCCCTGTCATCGGCGAAGAGGTGCATTTCGAGAAGACGCGCCTTCGCGCCGGGCTCATTCGATGGGCGAAAGACCCGCAGCGGCTCTACAATTTCTGGCGCTCGACGCAGACGGAAGTCATGGGCGCCGCGCCGAAGCTGCCATACCTTCTTGGCAAATCGCAGATCGAAGGCTTCGAAGAAGCGTGGCTCGTGGCCAACAAGGGCAACAAGCCGTTCCTTCCCTACAACGACAAGCTGAATCAGGCCCGCCCGTCGCGGGAGGTCCCGCCGCAATTGTCGAGCGGCATGAACAACGAGATCGCGCTTGCCGCCGAGGACATGAAGGCGACGACCGGCATTTACGACGCCTCGCTCGGAGCGAAAGGCAATGAGACTTCCGGCATCGCAATCCGGCAGCGCCAAACGGAAGGCGACGTCTCGACGAATTTCTTCGGCGACAATCTCGCGGCCTCGATGCGCAGGGCCGGGCGGATCATCGTCGATCTGATTCCGATCATTTACGACAGCAAGCGCATCGCGCGCATCGTCGCGGACGATGGAACGGACAAAGCGGTCGAGGTGAATTCTCTCGTCATCGAGAACGGCCTTCCCCGCATTCAGAACGACCTCACCATCGGCGACTATGACGTGACGGTGAACATCGGCCCCTCATACGCAACGAAACGTCAGGAAGCCTTGGAGGGCATGGCGGAAATCCTTCGCGGCAATCCGAATTCGACCCTGTTCCTCGACATCATCGCCAAGAATTCGGATTGGCCGGGCGCGGATCAGTTCGCGGAACGCGCGCAAAAGATGCTGCCGCCAGAACTGCAGGACGAAGACGAAGAGCCGACGCCGGAAGAACAGGCCGCGCGCGCGCAAGCGCAGCAGCTTTCGCAAATGCAGCTCGCATTGCAGATGGCTGGCGCTGAGGCAGACATCGCCGACAAGCAGGCGAAGGCGGCCAAGACCGCTCAGGAAGCCGAAGGCGTCGAACTCGACAACGTCATGAAGAAGCTCGACCTATCCGCGCTCACCGGCGCGGTGCAGCAGGCCGTCATGGCCGCTGTCGTGCAGGCGCTCGCCGGACAGGCGGCCCCGCAACCACCCCAGCCAACGGCGCTTAACGGCGCTGGACCGCTGATCCAGCAATAAGGAAATCAATGAAAATCGACGTTCCCGAGGGCGCGATCCCCGCCCCGGACGAACTGGATGCCGTCAAGGCGCCCGAGACGTCTGAACCCGAGGTCAAGACCGAAGCAGAACCCGTTGAAAAGACCGAAGCCGAGCCGGATCAAACCGAAAGCGCCGAGGCCGAAGGCGAGAAGGTGGAAACGCCTGAAGCGCCGAAGGCCGAGCCCGCAGAGGAAGAGCCGGAGAGCGACGATCAGCAGGCGGACAAAGAGACCAAAAGCCAGAGAAAGCGCAGACTTCGCAGGGAGCGCGAGGAGCAGCTAAGGGCAGAGGTCGAACGCAAGGACAAGGAAATCGCAGACCTGAAGCGCAGGGAAGCCGCGCTGAAGGATGAAGACCCGAATGCGGCTGACAATTACGACGCCGCACTCGCTCAGAACATCGTCAACCGCACATTGCGCGCCCAGACGCAGGCGCAGATCGACGCGGTTCAGGCGGAGCGGGAGAGGGTCGAGAGTGAGGCGAAGGAAGCCGCGAGAGCCGCTTGGGATGAGCAGGTTGCGGAACTCGCCCACATCAAGGATTTCGCGCAGAAGGTCTATGACCCCAACGTTCCGTTCACGTCCGACGTGGCGGCTGCGATAACGCAGATGGAACGCGGGCCGGAGATTGCCTACGCTCTTGCGAACGACCACGAGCGCCTGAAGCGCCTCGCAAAACTTCCGCTCCTGCAATTGGGAGCGGAGCTTGCGCGCATCGAAGCGGGTCTCACCCTCCCGAAACCCAAACTCCAATCATCCGCGCCCGCGCCGCTGAAGATCTTGAAGGGCTCAACGACGCCTCCAGACGTAAACCTGGAGACCGCCGATTATGACACCTACAAGAAGCTTCGCGGCCTAGCCTGACGGCTGCGCGGATCGCCAATTGAAAGGAATTCACAATGGCGAACCGCATTATCGACTACAAAGACCCCGGCGGCGTCATCGCAAAAGAAGCGCTGATGCAGCTTGAAAACAACCTCGTTCTCGGCAACCTTGTCCACAAGGAATACAAGAACGAGTTCAAGAAGATCGGCGACACGGTGAACATCCGCAGGCCGGTCAAGTTCTTCACGTCCGACGGCGCAACCCGCGTCAATCAGGACGTTGAAGAAGGAACGACCAACATCGTCATGAACCAGCGCAAGCACGTCTCGTGGAAATTCTCCACGCAGGACCTGACGCTTCGCGTCGAGGATTATTCCGAGCGCTATATCCGCCCGGCGATGATCACGCTCGGGAACACGATGGATAAGTTCCTCGCGAGCCTTTACACCAACATCTGGAACTCGACCGGAACGCCAGGCACGACGCCTGCAACCTTCGCGCATGTCGCGACGGCGTCGCAGCGCCTCGACGAAATGGCGGTCTCGGGCGAGGATCGGTTCGCCGCGCTCAGCCCCGCCTCCGCATGGGCCATCGCGTCGAACCAGACGACGCTGCAGCAGCAAAAAATGGTTGAAGGCGCGTATCGCCGCGCAGCCATCGGCGATGTTGCGGGCTTTGCGACCTATCGTTCGCAGAACGTCCCCAATCACACGGTCGGAGTCGCGACGGGAACGCCGCTCGTCAACGGCGCTGCGCAGAACGTCACCTACGCCAACGCCGACGACGTTTATTCGCAGTCGCTGATCACGGACGGATGGACGAACTCGACGACCGGCATCCTGAAGGCTGGCGACGTGTTCACCATCGCCGGCGTCTATGCGGTCAACCCGGTTCCGGGCGAAGGCTCGACCGGCAAGACTGTGATGCCGTATCTTCAGCAATTCACGGTTCTCGCCGACGCCGACTCCGGCGCCACGACGGGACCGGCGACGCTGACGATCTCTCCGGCGATCATCACGTCGGGACCGTATCAGACGGTCTCGGCGGCGCCGGCGGACAATGCGGCGATCACGGTTCGCGGCACTGGCGGCACGGCCTATCCGCAAAACCTCACGCTGCACAAGAACTGCATCGCGATGGTGACGGTGCCGCTCGAAATGCCGGACGGCGTTTCGTTCAAGGGCCGGGCGTCGGCGAACGGGCTCTCCGTCAGGATCGTCAAGGACTACGACATCGATTCGGACGAAGACATCATCCGCGTCGATACGCTCTACGGCGGCAAGGTCATCTATCCCGACCTCGGCAACCGTCTCTGGGGCTGATGACATGGCGACGGTCGGCGACGTTCTCCTTATCGCGGCGAAGCACCTTGGGCTTGCCCCGGTAAGCCAGTCGCCGACCGGAGCGGACTATCAGACTCTTGAGGACGAATATAACGGCCTCATGCACGAACTCTCCGCCAATTTCGACCTGAAAGACACCGCAGGCGCAGCCTATACGCATACTGACCAAACGACGGGCGACACGCTTGCCATAGGAGACCGCTTCGTCACAGGGCTAGGCGCTATGGTGGCTGAAAGGACGAATTATCTCGGCGCGGGGGAATTGCGCGGCCAAACCAGCGTTTCCGCCGCGAGGGGGTATGGCCTTATCTGCGGTTCTTTCCAGAAGACTGTTACGCAGGATGCCGGGCTTCTCCGCAGGGACAGGTTCTATTCCTAATGCCGCAAATCCCGGTCGATCCTTCCTGCGTTGTCGAGGAGGAATATTCACTTCCATCCTCGCACATCGAAAACTTCTACGCAGAGCCGGTGGACCAGCGTTTCGGCTGGCCTTGGCGGCTGGTCCCGACGCCGGGCCTCACCGCGTTTTCGGATTACACCGGAGGGTCAGCCGGACGCGGCTGCTTCCAATCTGACGTTATCGCATCCGGCAGCATCATCACGGCGCACTCGACGCAGGTCTACAAGACGGATTCGGCGGGCGTTTCGACAGCCATTACGGGATCGATCGTCAACGATTCAAAGCCGATCGCCTTCGCGCTGTCGCAAACGCAGGCCGTGATCTGCTCGGGCGGCGTTCCCTACACGGTGACGGGCTCCGCCGTGACGAGCATTGCGGCGGCTCTGACTGCGGCGGGAGCATCTGGGGCGATCATCGATGTCGCCGTGGTCAACAACCGCTTTCTTTATGCGGAGGATAATTCAGGGCGGGTGTTTTATTCCGACCCCGGAGCGGCTGGGACTATTGGCGGCTTCTTCACGGCAGAGCGCGACCCGGACCAGATCAGGGCCTTGCTCGTGGTCGGGTCGAACCTGCTCGCCATGGGAACGCGGAAGACCGAAGTCTGGACCGGCACGGACTCATCGACCATCCCGTTCATCCAGCGCCAAGGCATGGTGTTCGAATACGGCGTGATCGGATCATCGGGCCGCGCGCAGATCGGGTCTGCAGCCTACTGGGTCGCGCATGACAACACCGTTCGCAGGTGGGCCGGAGCTGGAGCCGAGGAGATTTCGCAAGACTGGCTTGTCCGGCAAATCGAAAGCCTCACGCAAGCCAACAAGGCGCTCGTTCGGGTGACCGCGCATATCTGGCGCGGGCATCAATTCGTCAAGGTCTTCATACCCGGCAAGGGCTCGTATTTCTACAACGCCAAGATGGCGACATGGCACAGGCGACGCGATCTCGGCGACGAACTGGCGAAAGAATGGGGATTTGACTATTTCGTCGAGGCGTTCGGCAACGTCTATGTGCAAAAGCTCACCAATGGACGGCTCTATAAGCTCGACGCGGCTGCGTTCAAGGAAGACGGCATTGAGGTGCGACGCGTCGCAACGTTCTTTGTGCCAGTGAAAACGCCTACGACTGTCAACATTCTTGTGATCGAGGGACAGGCCGGGGCAGGGTTAGACGCATCTGGGGTGGAAGAAGACGACAACCCGAAAGTGATGCTGAGGACCTCGCTCGACGGGCACACGTTCGGCGATGAACTGACGGCGGAGATCGGACGGAGAGGCGCTTATCGCTGGCGTCCGGTCTTCGGCTCGCAAGCAACGTTTTATCCTCCATTGGCGAAGATAGAGATCGCCTATTCGGCGGCAGTCGGCTGGCCGATCTACGGCGCCACCTATAATGAGAGGGTCGCGTAATGGCGCGGGATTACTCGCTCAACACCGTCGTTCCGCATCCCGGAACGCCGATCGGGTATCTGGAGTTTCAGGGAAATCGCCTTGAAGTCTTCGTCACGGAAGAATGGCGAAGGCAATGGTTTGAGAACGTCGGCACGGCGCTGTTCGGCCCGACCGGCGAGGATGATGTCACCCTAAGCATTCCGTCAGGCTCCTATGTCGCCGCTGTCACAGTGACGGCGAACAAGGGGATCATCGTCACTGGAACGCCGGCTCCAGGCTACACGCCTAACCTTGACCTTTCGCAGGACATTCGCACTTCGGCGACGGTCACGTTCCAGAACGTAAACTGCCCCGGCAACGTGGATGGTCGCGACGTTTCTGTTGACGGCGTGAAACTTGACGGCATACAGACTGGAGCGACGGCGAATTCAACCGACGCTTTCCTTCTCGCCCGCGCGAACCATACCGGCACGCAAGGCTGGGGAACGATCACGTCAACCCCGACGACCATCGCAGGCTATGGCATCACCAACGCTTATACCAAGTCCGAAGTCGATACCGCAATCGGCGGCAAAGTGACGAAAGACGCGAGCATCACGGCGGCGAGCGAGGCGCACGCAGTGACGGATTTTGCGACGACAAATGCTGCGCTTAACGCTTTGGGCGCAATCATCAATGAAATAAGGACGGCGATGAACGCATGAAAAACATCAAGATTTGCCTTGTCGCATACGATGGCAACGGCTCCGGAAATTATCAGGCGACTCGCATGGACGGGTTCGGTCTCGCACACGCTCTTGAATCGAAGCCGACAGCGCCGAAAACCGACGCTGAGATCGAAGCGTGGCTGATCGGCCAGATCGAGAAAATCAAGGCGCTTCGCGACTCGTGATCGCCCCGACATCGGCGGAAGACGCCCGCATCATCGCTGACAATCTCAGAGATCGGAAGAGCACACGTCTGAACTCCAGTCACCGATGTATCTCGTATGCCGTCTT